GGCCCTGGGTCGATCCCCTCAAAGACCTCCAAGCCTCCCAACTGGCCGTCAACCTGCGCACCCGATCCATTAGCTCCATCATCCGGGAAAGCGGTTTGGAGCCGGACGAGGTGTGGACGGAGTTGGCCGAAGACTTCGAGACCCTCGCCCGCCTGAAGATTTCGCCGGTCGCCGCGGCCGATCCGCCCGCCCCGTCCGGCTCCCCGGATGCGTCCGAAGACCCCGAGGCCCCCGCCGCGAGCACCGACCCCCAGGACCCCGAGGAGGCCCCGACCGATGCCTGAAACCGCCCCACGCCTGGCCGCCTTGCGCGAGCACGAGCCCCGCATCCCGTTACAGATCGACCGCGCGGCGGCCGATTCCGCCGCGCTGGAAATCCCCTGTTCGTTCGCCTCCGACACCATCGTTGAGGATTCCTGGAACGGGCCGATGCAGCTCTCCATGGACCCGAGCGCGATCGACCTCGCCGAAGCGCAGACCCGCGGTATCCCGGTGCAGGAGATGCACGCCCGCAACATTCCCGTCGGGCGCGTCGTCGGTGTGCGCCTGGAGTCCGGGCGCTTGCTCGGCACCATCCGCTTCTCCCGCTCGGAGCGCGGCAAGCAGCTCTATCAGGACTGTGTGGACGGCATCATCACCGACACCAGCGTTGGGGCCGTCATCACCGCTGTGCGCGAAGAATCGAGCCATCTCGTCGCCTTGCGCTGGAAACCGCGCGAAGTTTCTTTAGTCGACCGCGGCGCCGACCCGACGGTTGGCATCGCCCGTGCCGCGGCCTTTGCGGCTCAACCAAACGGAGATAATCCAATGCCCGATCCGACCCCGGCCGCCGAATCCGAAGGATCGGCCAGCCATCTTCCCGCCGTCGCCGCCACCGGGGCCGACGGCCAGCGTAGCGTCAACATCATGGAGCTCGCCCGCTATGCCCAGGGCCGTGCCCCGGAACTGGGGATCGAGCGCCTGGCGCAGGACTACATCCAGTTCGGCCAGCCATTCGAGGAATTCCGCGGCAAGGTCTGGTCCCTGCTCTCCGAGCGCAAAGCCAAGGAGCCGAGCCTGGCCTATCCCGATCCGGCCGCGCAAATCGGCCTGAGCCCGCGGGAATCCAAGCAATTCTCCATCGTGCGCGCCTGCAACGCGGCCTTGACCGGCGACTGGAAAAAGGCCGGCTTCGAGCTGGAAGCCTCCCGCGCGGTCGCCGACCGCCTCGGTCGCGCCCCGCGGGGATTCTTCGTCCCCCTGGAAGTTCAGGCCGATATCGGACGCGCGGCCATCATCCAGCGCGCGGAGACCCTGAGCGCGGGCAACCCCACCTATGGCGGCTTCCTGGTCGGCACCGACCACCGGCCGGATCTCTTCATCGACGCCTTGCGCGCCACCTCGGTGGCCATGACCGCGGGCGTGCGTACCCTCACCGGACTGGTTGGGAACCTCAGCATCCCCAAGAAGACCAGCGTCGGGACCTTCTCCTGGATCAGCGAAGGCGAGGATGCGCCCGATACCGACATCCAATTCGGCGCGGTCGCCATGTCCCCGCGCACCATTGCGGGCGGCATCGCCATGACCCGCCGGTTGCTTCAGCAATCGAGCCCGTCCGTCGAAGCCTTGGTCCGTATGGACCTGGTGGACGGTTGCGCCCTGGCGTTGGATCTCGCGATCTTCGAGGGCGACGGCGTCAAGGCCCCGCGCGGCATCGTCAATCATCCGTCCATCAATACCGTCTCGGTCACGACCGACGGCACCCCCACCTGGGCCGAAGTCGTCCAACTGGAAACCGAAATCGAGACCGACAACGCCCTTGTCGGCGCGCTCGGCTACATCACCACCCCGGGCGTCGTGGGAAAGATGAAGGTCACCCCCAAGGCGACCAACCAGGCCATCTTCATCATGGACGACAACGGCAGTGTGAATGGCTACCCGGTGCGCCGTACCACGCAATTGAGTACCAACGCCCTGCTCTTCGGAGATTGGTCACAGATCCTTGTCGGCTATTGGGGCGTATTGGACATCAAGCCCGACGAAGCGAAATTAGCTGCATCCGGCGGATTGGTCATTCGGGCATTCCAGGATGCCGATGTGGCGGTGCGGCATGGCGAGAGCTTTGCGAAGGCGACCTAATAACCTCGCCCGGCCAATCGGCCGGGTACGGAATGAAATACCCCGGAGCACATCATGCAGCACGGTTTTCTCTCCCAACACATCAAAATCAGCGTCGGGCTAGCCTACGGCACCGGCAACGCCGACCGTGAAGGCGCCGTGATCGATATGGCAGGGTGGGACGGACTCCTTGTCATCGCCCAATTCGGTGCCGTCGCGACCGGCGGCGTCAATGCCATCAAGATGCAACAAGGCACCAACGGCACCGTCACCGATGCCGCCGACCTGGCCGCGACCAAGGTTGCCGTCGCAGACGATGACGACAGCAAAATCAAATACATCGACATCTACCAGCCGCGCGAGCGCTACCTGCGCGCCGTGGTCGACAAAGACGCCACCAACGCCTGTGCGGAAACGGTGACCTATATCCAGTACCGCAGCCGCGAGCTTCCCGCGACCCATGGCACCGGCGTCGCGGGTGAGGCCCACTTGGCGCCGGCCGAAGGCACCGCATAAGGCCGGACCGTGAGCGCCCTCTCCCGCCAAGCCAGACTCTCCCGTGCCACGGTGTCCCCCACCCGCGGCGGGGGCGAGGCCGTGTTTCTCCCGGGAGCGCAAGAGCCGGTCTACGGCGAGTTCGAGCCCATCGGCGATCCCGCCGGCGGCGGCGGATGGGGCTCTGAAGTCGATCTGATCGGGCGCTTAACCAGCCAACCAAACCCAACCCTTTGGTTGCAAGACACAGACGCCGCGGGCGTAACCGAAGGGGGCGAAGTGCAGATCCGGACGACCGCCTACCGCATCGTCCGCATGGACCCGGACGGAGCCGGACTAACCCGGTGCGAGTTAATGCCGGCCAGCGTGAGCGCGGCGGGCGAGACGGATCGGTACCGCTGACATGCCCGCACCCGATCAAGAAATCATCCGGATCGATACCCAGGGGACCCTGACCGAGGTCCTGGCCCGCTTCGAGCGGGCCCCGCAAGCCATCGCCCGGGCACAACGGCGGGCGGCCAGGAAACTGGAGACCTACGCCAAACGGCAGATCTTGCGGGCGGCTTCCCAAGCCAGCGGGGCGACCCAGAAAGTCCTGCAAGTCTTGCTGCGGTTCCGGGCCTCCCGGGTGGGCGACATGGGCCTTAGCATCTGGGTCGGAACCAACCCCATCAAGCTGCACCATCTGGGCAACGTGACCTGGAAACAGCGCACCGCGAGCGGTCGCTATACCCAGGGTGCCCGGGTGGGCCGCCGGACCTACCCAGGGACCTGGTCCTGGGGATTCGGCAAGACCGGCCCGGCCGTCATGGAGCGGACCGGCGATGCGCGCCTGCCGATCGATGTGGTACGCGTCGATATACACGATGCAATCCGGACCAAAATCGACGCCATCGTCCCCGAGATCGCCGAGCGTTATGAAACCCTCCTCGCCCAGGAACTGCGCTATGCGCTCGAACTTGAGACCCGCGCCGCATGATTCCCCCGGACGGCACAGTCACCAGCTATACCGCCTACTGTGCCGCGGTACTCGCCGCGCTCAAAGTCCAGTTCGGCCCGACCTTCCGATACGGCGAATACGAGCTCGCGGACGAGCTCACCGGCACCGCCGAGAGAGACATCAAGACCCCCGCCCTGCTGCTTGAAGTCGATCAGTGGGACACGGAAGACACAGGCCAGCCCGATACTTTGGGTCGGCGCCCGCGGCGCTTTAGCGTCAACATCCACTGCCTCTTGGGATTCGAGACCGTGAAGCTCCAATCGGCGCTCAGGGAATTGTCCCTTGAAGTGGACGCCCTGCTCTTCCCGCCCGATGCCGTGCGCACCCGCCGCCGCGGGGCGGACTGGGGATTGGGTCCGGCCGCCGATCCGGCCGAACGCTCAAACGGACAGAAGGGCGGATTCAGGCCGGGTCTTCACGGAATCGATTCCTGGATCGTCTCATTCGAACAGGTGGTCTATCTCCCATGAGCCTGGACCGTCTCATCCTTCGGTGCGGCGATGCCTACCTCGTCGACCTGGACACCCTTGAACTGGCGACCGGTCCGGATGCCCGGGCACGGGCCATCGTCATGACCAGCGAGCAAATGCAAACCGCGTTCGCCCGGCTGGTGGATGGCAATCCCACCCTTGACGAGTACTGCGCCGAAGACCCGCCCGACCGGGATAACGTGCGCGGCGTCCTGCAAAGCGGGGACGGTTACCTTGTCGATCCGGAGACGCTGGAGATGGTCTCCGGACCCGGGGCCAAAGAAAAAGCCGCGGTGTTCACCCCCGTCCAGATGCGGCTGATTAAACACAAGCTGATTTCGGCCGGGTTGGATTGGGACTTTATCGAAGTCGAAGACGGTCTACCTGCGGCGGAACAGTCGCATCAATCCTTCGACCCTGCCGACCTCTATGCCGCCGCGCGATTGTTCGATCAGTGGCGCCACGCTATTGAAATCGAAGTGGAACGGCATCCGCACGCGCGCACGCCGCTCAATGGATTAAGCGTGGACCTCCGACTCGCCCGGGACCTGATTACCGACTGCGCCCAGCAGGTTGAGCGGTATCTCTCCGGGACCCGCGACACGCCATCCGCCGAGACCCCGACCGAGACCCCGAGAACCTAATGGGCGATCTATCCCCCCACTTCTCCGCCCGCGAATTCGCATGTCACGATGGCACTCAGCATGAGATCGATCAGCGGTTGATCGATATGCTAGAGATCGTTCGCGATCGATTCAAACAACCCATCGCGATTGTCAGCGGCTATCGGTCCCCATCGTGGAATAAAAAAGTCGGTGGGGCTAGCGGCAGCTTCCACGTGAAAGGCATGGCAGCCGACCTAAAGATCGCCGGCGTTTCCCCGTCCGACATCTATCGCTTCTGCGAGACGCGCTTCCCCGTCTCCGGGTTGGGCCTCTATCGCTCCTGGGTCCATCTCGACTGCCGGCAAACCAAAGCGCGCTGGGGTGGCCCCCCCGTGCGCCTGACGCTTGGATCCGGCTCCGTCCGGTCGTTCACCCTGGGGGACGCAGTCGCCGCCGGCGGCATCGTGACCTCTACGAAATGGGCCATCGCCCGGGCGCTCGCCGAGATCGCCGTCCGCTGGGGCTGGAAGGCCCTGCGCGATTGGCGGGTCAGTCCCGAGGAGCTCCTGGACCTGGCCGACGAACTCATCGACTACGCCCGCGCTCGGCGTCGCGAGGCCGGATCCGGCCTATGAGCGGAGATCCGAACGTCCACCCGTTCGAACCCGCCGATCCCCCGCCGGACCGGCGCGCGTCCAGTGTGCTGCATCACCAGCGACTGAGCGCGGTGGAGCTCCTGGCGGCCAAGACCGCGCGCGAGGTGTCGGTACATACGGCGCAGATCGGATCGATAGACGACCGGGTTGACGGATTGGCCCACGCCCACGAGGCCACCCTGATCGCGGTGCGCGCCAGTACGGACGCCTCTGGTCGCCTCAGCTCCACGCTGGAACGGGTCGGCGGCCGTCTGGACGATCTGCTGACCGATTACGGCCGGCACGTGGT